TGATGTCACTATTGATCTTGGATTTGATCTTTATAAAAAGGAAAGAGTAAGAGTTGCTGGTGTTGATACACCTGAGAAACGTACCCGTAACCTAGAGGAGAAAGCCCTTGGAATCGACGCAACTAATTGGCTCAAAGAAAAACTGGAAGGTGCTGTGGCTGGTGATGATGACCTTGTTATTAGGACTGAACTTGTTGGTGGCGTCGGCAAGTACGGTCGTCTTCTGGGGTGGTTATACATTGGTGACGGGGATCTGTCGCTCAACGAACAAATGATTACTGAAGGATATGCTTGGGAATATGATGGTGGCACCAAGAAAAAAGATTTTGAGGAGTTAAGAGAAATCAGAAGGACATACGGCACCTTGATTGAATAATGCCTATTCCTGATATTCGACTCAATGATATAAGAATACGTGACGTTGTAATCTATGATGTACCAGAGTGGTTATCATCAGATCCACCCATGGCATTACCTGCTGCGCCTCCTGTTACCATGGAGGTGGGAACTCCTATTGTCAATATTCCTGGATGCGTTGAGGCACACAAAGACAATCAGGAAAATGTAAATTTAAAAGAAGAAGATGATAAGGGCATAATGACTTTGTGTGATGCAGGCACACCATATTACACTGCTATTGATTATGATAGAAATCAAATTGTATTAGAACAGGAACCACCAGAACCACCCGTATATAAACCACCACCAAAACCAGAACCACCAGAGACAAAAACTCCAGGAGTTCCTAAGACACCAGAGGTAGAGATTCCTCAGTGTCCTACTAGAGCACAAGAATTAAAAAACCCCATAGGAAAAATCCTAGAGGGTAATAAAAAGATTACTGGTTATGAGTTAGTTGGAAAAGAATGTATAGAAGTTACTGACCAATTAGAGATAACTGATCAAATCATTTCTAATATTCCTAATGCTGGTGCTGTGACTGCTACGGCTTCGATTGCAGTGGTTGCCACGACTTCGGCACTGCTCGCAAAACCTCTTGCTGATCTTTTGTTAAGAGTGGTGAAACCTGCTGTGAAGAAAGTCCTGAAGAAGGTTGCGACCTTAAGGGGTAAGAAGATCCCGCCACAGTCCGTCTCTGAGAAGATTGCTGAGCAGCGCCAGAGGAACCAGGCTGTGAAGGCACTGAGGTCGGTGAGACCGTTGAAGAAATAGGTGGAATAGTGTGACGATGTGGTTTAATGTGAGTTACATTTTGAACCACCACATCAGCACATATTTTTCTATAAGGACTTCTGGGATGGAAGCGAATTCCTTTTTGCAATAATTCTCCGCAATTTTTAAGTCTCGCAAGTTCAAAATCTAATCGTTTGTTAGCAAGTAATTGACCCTGTAGGGCAATCTGTGTTTCTGCTGCTTGCTTACAACGCTCTTGTAATCCACCATCAAGAGGTAAAGACAGTGTTGCAGAGAGACCAATACTGGTACTGTAGTTTCTTGTCATACCAGTTCTAACTGGTTTCTGCCAGAGTTGTGATCCTGGATTATCGGGAACACCATCCCCTTGCATTTCCATGATAGTGATAGTCATATCTTGACCATCTTCATATGCTCTGACTACATCACCATCAGTGTTGGTGTAAGTTCTATCATCATACCAAGTCTCCCAAGGCCAGTTCTTGACATTCTTGGTGACCTCTACCATGCGACCCTCAAAATCTCTTGCATCATATTGAGGTTCCATGTAATGAGTTTCAAATGGGTCCTTATCATTACGAGCGTGTGTAATGTAAGGTGTGAAGTTAGCAGTTGGTCCTTGACAACTGATTCCGTTTCCGTATGTGTTAGTAATATATGGGCCTTGTAATACCTGGATCGCCTGATTTGTCACCGAGCCTGAACTGTTTGCGATTGGATTAGCAGTCGCAGAAACACCTCCCACATCAGCAGCACTGACGGGAGATGCGATTAACAACCCGATTATTGGGTAAAGATACTTGTGGTATCCGTTACGCTTATAACCTCTGTTGTTCTTTGAATCACAGTTTGGTTCGTCATTCCTGGACCTTGATAAGTCTGGGTAAACTGGAATGCTTCCCCTGGATTTGTTATAGTGAAGTTGGAGTTGGAGAAGTCTAGTCCAGTTGCTGAACTTGTTACTTGTCCTTCTATTCCTCCGAGAGGAGTCACATTCACGCTGTTTGTTACGGTTGGGGGAAGCAGTGACGCTCCGTTGTTGGACACGTTTGTCCCCGAAACTGAATATTGCCATCCTGTTGCATAGTCTATAGAGTTGATTGTCTCAGTTTGCTTAGAAGTCGTTTCAGTGTGGCTGGTCATCGAACCTTGTGTGAAGTTCGGGACCACCGGGACTGCTCCAGCAGATTGGACCAGTCCGTGAATAACTCCAAGAATCAATCCGAGACCGATTGCTTCTTGTAGTTTAGTCATCAGTCGATTACCGTAATTTCACTTACGAATTGGCCGACGGCAGTAGATCCAGCTCCACCAGCCGTGATGCTAACAGCACCGTCAGTTCCGATAGTACCTGCCAGACTGCCAGCAGTTCCAGCGGTGTAAGAGGTCTGACTGGAGAAGTTACCAACCTCACCTACAGTAGGAGCTGCAGTTGGAACAGCATCACCTTGTAGGAATGAAGAACTAAAGGAAAATGCTTCTCCTGCAGTTGCTTGAGTTACAGAGATTGTACCAGGGTCATAGATGCCACTGGAAAAAGTTCCTGCAGAAACAGTTCCTGCTGTGGTTCCGTCTGTAGTATTTACGTTCGATCCAGATACGCTGTATTGGGAACCCAAGCGAGTTGCGGTGGTTCTTGCACTATCTACAGTTAACTGGACACTCGAACTCATCTTATGAACCAGACCCCCTGCATTTGCTGCAGGTGCTGCCATCAAAATCATGATTAAGGGAAGAAATCTTCGCATACCTGTCACCCTGATTTAGGACTGTATTTATTTAGAGGTAGATTTTTTTTGATGTGTGAATAAAGTGTTACTTGGTACAGAGCGATACTGTTTAGGGGTTGACAGATAGGGAAAACCGTCTTAATATAAATACATGGACGGGTGAGGGTTTCCTCACCATCCACACACGCCTGACCGAGACTAAACAGCGTGTCTAAAAAACAGTCTTTTATACCCTCCTCTAAGGGTGAGGAGGGAATAGTAACTCCACCATTTCCCTGATGGTCTTACTTTTTTGTTCAAAACAATGGCTACAACTCTTTCAAGACAACAAACCTCTTCGTGGGACAATTTCTGCGAGTGGGTAACTTCTACCAATAACCGCCTCTATGTCGGTTGGTTCGGCGTACTGATGATTCCAACTCTGTTGGCAGCAACCATCTGTTTCGTCGTAGCATTCGTCGCTGCCCCTCCTGTGGACATCGATGGCATCCGTGAACCAGTCGCTGGTTCACTCATGTACGGTAACAACATCATCTCCGGTGCAGTTGTTCCCTCTTCCAACGCAATTGGACTCCACTTCTATCCCATCTGGGAAGCCGCATCGCTCGACGAGTGGCTGTATAACGGTGGTCCTTTCCAACTCGTAGTCTTCCACTTCCTGATCGGTATCTATGCATACATGGGTCGTGAGTGGGAACTGTCCTATCGCCTGGGTATGAGACCCTGGATCTGTGTTGCTTATTCTGCGCCTGTTGCTGCTGCGAGTGCAGTGTTCCTCGTCTACCCATTTGGACAAGGTTCTTTCTCAGACGCAATGCCTCTTGGTATCTCTGGCACCTTCAACTACATGCTGGTGTTCCAGGCAGAACACAACATCCTGATGCACCCCTTCCACATGCTGGGCGTCGCAGGTGTCTTCGGTGGTTCACTGTTCTCTGCAATGCACGGTTCACTCGTTACCTCTTCACTGGTTCGTGAAACCACTGAAACCGAGTCCCAGAACTATGGTTACAAGTTCGGTCAAGAAGAAGAGACCTACAACATCGTCGCCGCTCATGGTTACTTCGGTCGTCTTATCTTCCAGTATGCATCCTTTAACAACTCACGCTCTTTGCACTTCTTCCTCGCTGCGTGGCCTGTTGTCGGCATCTGGTTCACTGCTCTTGGTGTTAGCACCATGGCATTCAACCTTAACGGGTTCAACTTCAACCAGTCCATCATCGATGGTCAAGGAAAAGTTCTGAATACTTGGGCAGACGTTCTTAACCGTGCTGGTCTTGGTATGGAAGTAATGCATGAGCGTAATGCTCACAACTTCCCTCTCGACCTGGCTGCTGCTGAGTCCACTCCTGTGGCACTCACCGCCCCCACGATCGGTTGATTGATCTGTTATAATTAATAAGAAGTGAGAGGGTCCTTCGGGACCCTTTCTTTTTCTTCTCAAATGTTAAGTAATATTACTTATTCTCATGATTGGCAAACTTGATCCAGAAGAGCGGGTATTATCTGTAGGTTCACCACGACTACCAGAGTGGTTTGCACAAACCTCCGATGAACCCTACGATAGACATCAATACGAATTGCAATTCAATAATCAATCAATTATCTTTGATGATTATGAACAGATGAGAGCATACTGGTTTCAGTGTGTTCGTAACTGGAGAGATTGTAAGGTAAATGTCTTGGATAAAAAACAAACAAAGAAAAAAACAACTAAAGGTTTTAAATAAAAATGGTAGCATCAACATTAACACAACAATCACAACGGGGGTGGTTCGATGTCCTGGATGACTGGCTTAAACGCGATCGCTTTGTCTTTGTGGGCTGGTCTGGACTTCTTCTTTTTCCCACTGCTTATCTCGCAATTGGTGGCTGGCTTACTGGCACGACGTTTGTTACAAGCTGGTACACCCACGGACTCGCAAGTAGTTACCTTGAGGGTGCTAATTTTCTTACAGCGGCTGTGTCAACGCCTGCTGACGCTATGGGTCATTCTCTTCTTCTACTTTGGGGTCCTGAGTCTCAGGGCGACTTCATCCGGTGGTGTCAACTTGGAGGGCTTTGGGCCTTTGTTGCTCTCCACGGTGCATTTGCACTGATTGGTTTCATGCTTCGGCAGTTTGAAATTAGTCGTTTAGTAGGAATTAGACCGTACAATGCTATTGCGTTCTCTGGGCCTATCGCTGTTTTTGTCAGTGTTTTTCTCATTTACCCACTCGGACAGTCCAGCTGGTTCTTTGCACCGTCGTTTGGTGTTGCTGCGATATTCCGCTTCTTACTCTTCCTACAGGGTTTCCATAACTGGACGCTCAACCCGTTCCATATGATGGGTGTAGCAGGTATTCTGGGTGGTGCTTTGCTTTCTGCGATTCATGGTGTTACAGTAGAAAACACTTTGTATGAAGATGGTGATCAAGCAAATACTTTCAAGGCATTCAGATCAGATCAAGAAGAAGAAACCTATTCGATGGTTACGGCTAATCGTTTTTGGTCGCAAATTTTCGGTATTGCGTTTAGCAATAAGCGTTGGTTGCATTTTTTCATGCTGTTTGTTCCTGTTATGGGTCTTTGGACTTCTTCCATCGGAATTATCGGACTCGCACTCAACCTTCGTGCATACGATTTTGTTTCTCAAGAGATAAGGGCAGCAGAAGATCCAGAGTTTGAGACGTTCTACACCAAGAACATTCTTTTGAATGAAGGTCTTCGTGCATGGTTAGCACCAGTAGATCAACCACATGAAAACTTTGTGTTCCCAGAAGAAGTTCTTCCAAGAGGTAACGCATTGTGAATGGATTTGAAGTATTCTTTTACTTTGTTTGTTTTGCTATTATTGCGGGTGCCGCATTTGCGATGATGTGGGGTAACATTCAATCCATTAATCAGGAGATGAATAAACCAAAACCCAAACCACGTCATCCAGAGGCACCTGCCGATGGTGAAGAAATCATGTATGTTGATTTAACAAGAGAACGACTTGAGGGTCTTTACAAAGAGGAGGAAACTGATATATAATTGGCGTAGCAATCGCTAACAAATGAAGATTTTCCTCGATACTGCTGACACCGATGTAATCGAAAAATATTTCTCTACGGGATTAGTTGATGGTGTCACAACTAATCCCACTCTCATTATGAAGAGTGGTAAAAACCCTGAAGATGTCTATCAGAAGATTAAGGATATTGGGGTACAAGACATCAGCATGGAGGTCATGGGATCTGACCTTGAGATGTACGATGAAGGTATTCGTCTGTATGAAAAGTTTGGTGACGTTGCTACAATCAAAGTACCCTGCACACGCGAGGGTCTGATCGTCTGTAAGAGACTCTCTGAGCAAGGAATCAAAGTCAACGTCACACTGATCTTCTGTGCCGCTCAGGCGGTCCTTGCAACAAAGGCGGGGGCAACTTACGTCTCTCCCTTTGTAGGACGCTTAGACGACCAATCAGTAGCGGGACTGGAGGTTGTACGATCTATCTCTGAACTATATCGTATTCATGGAGTCAGGACTCAGGTTCTATCTGCATCCATTCGCAGTGTTCAACGTGCCATTAGGTCATGGTATAATGGTGCTGAAATCTGCACGATGCCACCCAAAGTATTTGATCAAATGTATGATCACATCCTTACTGATAAAGGTATGGAAATTTTTGAAAAAGATTGGAAAGAGGTTCAACAATGACATTTACAGTATATTCTAGAGACAATTGCCCTTATTGTACGAAAGTAGAACAGGTATTAGAGCTTGCTGAAATTAAGCATGTGATATATAAACTTAACAGGGACTACACCCGTGAGGAATTCTACGAAAAGTTTGGGGAAGGATCTACATTCCCTAGAGTTGTTAAAGATGATGAACTGATTGGTGGGTGTACGGAAACTGTTAAGTATCTCAGGGAACAAAAACTAGTTTAATGGAACAGAACCTCATCGACATCTTTGATCTTATTGAACATGCTATTGATAATGCCTTTGAGGGACAAATGAATTTAAAATTTTATGATTACTTGAAAGAGAGTAAAATCAAAAAACATGAGATAGATACTTTCATTTCAAGCACCACCAAAAATGAAATAGGTTGTCTTATCTTTGATCTCGATGAATATATCAAAGGTGGTAATGATAGTGAACACAAACAACTGCGTGAGGGTTATGGACATATTCCTAAACCTCAAGCAAGAAAAATTAGAAACTACTTAGAGAGTTTCTTAGATGATGCAGAGAGGTATAGTTATGACAGACGACCTGGGCGAAGAAAGAAAACTAAATAATCATGAAACCCACATTAATCGTGGGGTGGAGTTGCTACTAAGAAATAGGAGGAGGAAACCGGATTCACCCAAAACTTTTCAGGTAAAGTTTGGTAAGATGGTCTCTCTCTTCCGAAGAGAGATTGTATTTCATCTTAACTTCTACCTGGACATCAGAAAGAAATAGTCTCTGGAGGACGAAAAGATGTTAGCAGTAACCCTGACTATAGGAACATTAGTATCAATCATGTTCTTTTTTGTAGGAGGTGTGGTAGGATGGTTAGCGAAAGACCATGTATATCAAACCCAACCCGTTTACACACATCCAGAGATGTTTGATGAGAACGGCAACATTCTACCTGACGAAATTTTAGCAGTACGATTTGAAAATGACTATGACTTCGACGACGAAGACGACAACTAAGGAAAAATCAAAACTTCCACCTAACCCATTTGTTCATGAAATTCTTGAACTTGCTAGCAAACAACGGAGCAAGGCGAAGAAGGTAGAGATTCTTCAGGAGTATGCTAATCCTGCACTGAAGAGTCTCTTCATCTGGAACTTTGATGAGACTGTAGTCTCTGTAGTTCCTGCTGGAGAAGTGCCTTACAATCCAAATGAAGTTCCTGTTGGAACGGATCACACATCGCTTCGTAAGGAATACAAGCACCTTTATAACTTTGTAAGAGGTGGTAATGACAGTCTCACTTCTCTCCGTAGAGAGACAATGTTTATTCAGATGCTTGAAGGACTGCATCCAGAGGAAGCAAAGATTCTCTGCCTTGTAAAAGACAAAGCGTTACAATCTAAATATAAATTAACATATGAAGTTATTAAAGAAGCTTATCCTGATATCAACTGGGGAGGACGCTCATGAGTAGTGCTGTAGTAGAACCACAAGAGAAGGAAATGGCAGAGTTCGGATCTGATGCTAATATCGTGAATCCATCTGATTATAGTTGTCAGATTCTGCAGGAAAAAACCACTCTTGAAGCAGCAAACGACAAGTCACTACCTAATGATGCGAGACTTGTCTGGTACATTGTTGATGGGGTAGAACATGTTGACCTTACTCGTTGCAGGAAGACTGTAGAGTTATTTGACATGTACTTTGACAAGTATGGAAAAGGTGCCGTTCAAAAAATTGATTTTGGGTATGGTCAAGCAAACCCCAGGTTGTGGGGGAATAAACCAAAAAAGGATAAAAAAAGAAAATGAGTGAAGGTTTTAAGGGGTTTGCTCAACCTGGAGAGGATAAAGAGTTTACTCTCAATATTAATGGTAAAGAAGTACAGAAAATTATTAGAGAGTACAAGAAAATAAAGAAGTATCAGAAGTCCTCTATGTTTGAGTTAGAAAAACTATCAGGGCAACAAACCCAGGTAGACAAATTGGTTGATGAATACGGAATTGATTCAGAGGCAATCGAATAAACTTATATTAAAGGTAAAGAGATGA